CGCTTACTGGCAGGTCGTCGGTAGTTATAGTAAGCATTTCGGAAACGCTAGCCGTACCGGAGCTAAAGAAAGCTGGTAAGTCGAAATAATAATAGCCCGCGGTAGTGGACCAAGCGGGGAGGGCGTACATAGTAGTAGCAGAAGCTATACCAAAGTACGCCCGGTTATAATAGTAGTAGGTTCCCGTAGATACGTCCTTAATTCGAATGCGAGAGCGGAATACCGGGTAAATAGGGTAAACGCTTGGCGCGCCTTGAATATATACGTTTAGGGCTGTCGTTCCGAACTGCAGCTGTATACCACTACCTCCAGAAATAAAGCCCGCCGTATAGGTTGTAAGGGAGGGATTAAAACGGAAGCTGCCGAATAAGTTAAAAGGATTTAAAAAGCGCTGTATATAGTCTACCGATATTTTACGAAGCGCTGGTAAAAAGTCCCAAGAATTACCACCTAAACGAGCTCCCGCTATAGTTTGATTAAGGGTAATATCGTCAGCTATTAAGCTTCTAGAAATAGCGGTATTACTCTTGGTATAAATAGAAACGTAGCGCGAGCTTTCAGCTCGTAAGCCGTACTGCTCAAAAACCCAGCGGCCCCGCTCCATAAAAATACGAGCATTATAGAGTAAGGCTAGCTGTCTAATTACGTCGAGCGCTGAGCTGTAGACGGTATTACCGTCTTCATCTTTGCGCTCAAATAGACGGGCATCGAAAGCTACTAAGTTAAAGGGGTCCGTAGAAGTGCTATAGGTATGCGCCGAAGTTTCCCACCAATCTACGGCCACCTCTAAGAAAGGGTCCGAAGCGCCCCATAGGTCTTCCGTACCGACGCTATTAAAGGCGTTAGAGAGCGCCTTAGTAGCTCGGGTAAGTACTAAGCCGCTCTGGTCTATTTCGTTAGCTGTATCGTAGTCTATATTAGCGAGGCGGCCAATTCCGTCTGTAGCTGTAATTTCTAAAATATAGGGCTGGGCTTCGTCCTCTATATTTATAAGGTCCTGCGTTATCCAGCCTACCCAGTATAAAGAATAGTCCGTAATTCCTCCTAAGTCATCTACGGCGCTAGTTACGCAGGGCAGGGATTCAGTAGTACCACCGTCATCGAAAACGCGCTGCGCGTAAGCTGTAGTAACGTCCTGCGAAGCTGCGCGGTATACTACTACTCTAAAGCGGTTTTCTTGGAACTGCTTTAGCGTATCTATAAAAAGCTCAAAAGCTGCGTTTTCGGAATATGCCCCAAAGGTCAAACGCGAAGAGACTATAGGGCTAATAATATCGTCAGTCTCCCCTTGGTAGGAAAGCTGAAAGCCTCGGCCATCGAGAGTAAAAGTAGAGGAAGCAGCTATCCAGCTAGCGTCGTGAATCTCTACCTTATATAAGTCTCCCTGGTCGGTATTAAACTCGGAATAAAGGCGTACTCCCATAATTAAAAGCCTCGGTAACGGGTTCTAGTTCTATTCGCTTTCTCGGAGCTTAGTAATATGTCCTGCCCTTGAATACGGCCCGTTACTACTACAGCCTGCCCGCCGCCCATATATTCGCGCAGCTTAGAGAGAGGCGCTATTACTTCCGGGTCTACGCGGGCGTTACGATTGTCTCCTACCATCGCCAAAGAAGGACCGTAGGCCAAACCGCCACGGGCGAGCTTAGGAGCTTCGCCCGAGTCGGCTAGCTTAGCCACAGCTCCACGGGCTACGCCCGCTAAAGCTAAAAGAGCTACGCCCGCCGCAATAGCTACGGGACCCTGCAGGCTTTGGAGAGCTTTCTTAATGCCCTCAATAGCGAAGCCTACGCTTATGGCGATAGTACCGAGCTGCTCTGCCATAGAGGCGAAAGTTTCGAGGACCATAGAGGCGAAGGCCTTAACGTCGAACTTACCACTTACGAGAGACTCCCCGAACATTTGCAGGGCGTTTCCTATCGTATTGGTTAAGGCGTTCTGGATTACGTTAGCCATTTGCTCCCATTGCTGCGAGTAGTCGCGCAGAATAGGTACCGTATCCTCTAGGCCCTGCATCTGGGCATCTGTAAACTCTTCTAGGCCTAGGTTAAGGAAGTCTATATCTATTTTAGCTTCCTTAGCAGCTTCGCCCATTTCTTGGATAGGGGCAGCGGGTGAAGCGGCAGCGCCTCCAGCGCCTGCCGTTACAGCTCCTACGCCTAAGTATCCCTGCACAGTCTTAGCCGCATTTACGGCGAAGTCCTCGAACTGCTGGAGACCCTTCTTAATAGCTTCTGGAGAAACGTAGCTTACTTCTACTTGGTCGAAGCCTTCCTGCCAAGATTCGGCGAAGTCGCCGCCTGCATCTTCTGCAAACTCTCCAAAGGTATTTTTAATACTTTCGAATTGGCTTACGAGGGTTCCCGCTGCAGCTTCAAAGTTCCCGCCTAGAGCTAAGCTTATAGCTGTGCCAATAGAGCCGAAGGTCTCTAGGACCAGATTATAAAGGCTCTTAAATAGGTTAGGTATAAACTGCGAAAACGTATACCAAAATACTTTTCTTACGCCGTTACCGAATCCTACTATCTTGTTATAAAGGCTAATAAATAAGTTAGCTACTGCGGAAATAACCTGCGAAGCTGAGTCTTTAAAATATAGGATACCAGCTATTACGCCAGCTACGCCAGCTATTACAAGGCCTACGGGAGAAGCTACAGCCGCTAGAGCTGTAGCTACTACGCCTATAGCCGTAGCGATAGGACCAGCGGCAGCGACTAGAAGGCCGAGCGTTACTATAATTTGCTTAGTGGTCCCGTCTAAGCTCATAAAGCCACTTACGAGCTTAGTAACGAATCCTGCCAGCTTAGTAGCTAACGGGAGTAAAGCATTACCTAAAGCTATTCCCGCGTTAGTGAGTTCATTTAAAGCGCGTTTAAATTGCTTTTCTGCTGTGTTAGTTACATTCTTAAAGCCATCGTCTACAATACCTGCAGAGTTTTCGATATTATTTAATATCTGGGCGTAAGCTTCGCCCTGCGCTCCGGAAGTACCTAAGACGTTAGAAAGGGCCCGGACGTTTCCGAAAACAGAGGCTAGAGCGTCGTCGTTTCCTTTGAAGGCGGTAAGCAGCTCTGCTAAAGTTGCCTGCAGACCCTGCGTACCTAATTTCTTCCTTAGCCCTTCTGCCGAATATCCGAACTCAGCTAGAACGCTTACGGCCTCTGTAGTGGGCTTTAAAAAGGTAGTCATTACCCCGCGTAGGCCTACTACCGCTTCTTCGGTAGGTACGCCTAAGCGGGTAAAGGTGGCTATGTTCGCTCCGAGTTCTTCGAAGCTAATACCAAGCTGGGCGGCGATACCTACTACGCGGCCCAAGGTGGGGGCAAGGTCGGCAGCTTCTAAGTTACCTTCCCTTACGATAGAGGTTAGAATATCGGTAGCTTGCGCCGCGGTAAGACCGTCCTTCGCATAAGCTTGGAGTACGCCCGTAAGGCCTCGAGCTACTTCTTTGGTTTCACCTAAGCCAATTTCCGAAGCTTTGGCGGCCATCGTTAAAACGTCGATAGCCTCAGCGCCTCGGATACCTGCAGAGGTAATAACGAAAAGCGCGTCTGCTAATTCCGCTTGGCTTTGTCCAGTAGCTTTTGAAACAGATAAAACGCCAGCTTTAAAGTCTTCTAGCGTTTGGCCCGTAATACCTACTAAGTTCTGGATTTTAGCGAAGGAGCTGCTTAGGTCCGTCGCCATCTTAATACCTGCGCCTCCAGCTAGAGCGAAGGGTAAAGAAAAGTTACGGCTTATAGAGCCGCCTATACTTTTCATATTAGAGCCAAAGCGGCGTAAGCTTACCTGCGCTAGCTTTAAGCTGCGCTGCAAAGGGGTAAGGTTAGCCCCTACCCTTACGTTAATACTTCTTACGCTTTTTGCCATTTGTCTAGCCTCGCTTTTATTTGCTCTTCTGTGAGCTTGCTAACTCCCTTATTAGGCTTCTTAACCTCCCAAGGGAATTTAGCTAGCTCTTGGGGTTTTATACTCTTATTCTTAGGGAGCTGGATATTTACCAGTATGGCGGTCTGCCAGCGGGTCCGCTCCCATTCTATACGCTGCGTTCTCTCTTCGTGCTCTAAGAACCCCTTTATAGCATTTTGCAGCTCTCTAAGGGTCATATTATAAAACTCGCTGAGACTTACCCGCAGCATTCCAAGAGCGAGCTCTTGGTAATAGTCATAGGAGATAGGCCCTAGCTCTTCCGAGCTAGAGCCATTTACTCCCCCTCTTCGTTTGGTGCGCTAAAGCTTTCTGCGAAAATGTTTAATACGTCTTGCAGAGAGTCGGGGCTTTCGTCTAGCCAGTCGGCCACGTCCTCTAAAGTGCTGCTAAATTTTTGCTTTTCTACGCGGGCTCCATTCTTGAGGCCGCAGTAGATAAGCTTAACAGCGTCGCTAAGGGTCATACTCTCCCCGAGCTTATCGAGTTCGTTTAATTTATAGCCGCTCATATCTGTGAAATTCATAAGAGCAGCAAAGCCAAACTTAACCGGGCGACTAGCGCCCCCCATCTCAACGTATTTTACCATAATCTAAGCTTTAAGCTACAGTAGAGAACGTAATAGCTCCCGTAATTTCAAAGCTAGCGGAAAAAGTCGCGCTATCTTCCATACCCGCGCTAACTTCCAAAGAAGTAAGGTAAGCGGTAGCGCTCCAGTAATCGTCTCCGCTAACTTCAGTAGAGAACTTAACCGTTACGCTAGTGCGGTTAGAAAAAACCGTCATAAGGTCGTTAACGCCGTAAGCTGCGTCGTCAGCGTACAAAGCGCTAACAGAAATAGAGCCGCTGCGCGTAGACTCCAAAAGCTCGCGGTTGCCAGAGCTTCCCTTAGTCGTCGCGTCGCGCGTATCCATTGAGAGAGAAATAGAGCCCTCGGTAGCGTGAGCGATTAGAGTGCTTCCAACGTATACGCCTAACAGCGTTCCGTTCATAATTCCAGTAGTAGCCATTATTCAGCCTTTTTTATTTGTGGTTTAACTGATTTAAAAACGGGCTCTTGCCCAAATTCTACAGCCTTACCCTCTTTAATAAGCTCGGCTGCATAGTCGTTAGTTACTTCCAAAGTTACGCCTTTTTCTAAGGTTTTTCCGCTTGGCTTAACCAGTCTTTTAATTAAAGTTACTTTCATCTTTTAACTCGGATTATAATTTCCATTACAGCTATATATACTTCGTTATCGCTGTCGAAATCGGTATTAAAGTCGGTAAATTGGATACTTTGAACCGTTATAGAGTTTACCGTACCGCTGTAGCGGTCTAAAGCTGTACGGCAAACTTCGGAGATACTAATTACCTCACTATATGAAGTACTAACGGCTATAATATCGTAGCGCTCTTCGTCTAGAGTACTAACGCCGCTCTTAGTGTCGTTAGGCGTTATTTCTTGTAGGTTATAGACTACAAAGGGAAAAGCCGTACCCTGCGCCGCTACGTCTGGAAATATGCGCGTACTTACTAAAGCTGTAACGCCTGCGTTACCGCTGAGAATACCGTATATAGCTGGTCCCGCTTTCATAGCCTTGAAATATGGGTATTTAGAATCTTTGTAATAACAGCTTCTAAAGCTGCTAGCGTAGCGGCTCTACCGCTTGAATAGCCAGAGTCTACGTAACCCACGTTAGGACGTTTAGGGCTTTTCTTGTATTCTTTACCTTCTGGACCGAATACCCCGTAATGCACCATACCAGCGTAATAGCCGTCTGCGTTAGCCTTAGCCTTGCGGCCCATTCTTGCACCTACGAAAACGCTAAGGGAAGTCTTACGCTTATTAAAGAAAATATCTATAGAGCGGCGAAGGTTTCCGGGTTTATATGTTACCTGCAGCTCCTTTTTAAAACCAGTATTACGCTGCTTTCCTTTACTTACGTAGCCTTTAGTTTCTTTCTTTTTACCGTCGGTAATTGAAGACTTAATGGCTTCCTTCATTGGTTTAGCTGCGTCTTTAATTTCCTTTTTAATACGGTTATAATTACGCTTATCTATCTGGCGTAGAGTCTCTAGCTTCTTTACTACTTGCTCTATTCCTTCAATCTGGAAAGAGAAACCCGCGCCACTTTGTACGACTGCCATAGCTTATAAGGTATAACGGGTTCTTAAAAGTAAATAATCCTTACGGCCAGTAGGTAAAATAGCTTCTATATCGAAGGTAATAGAGTTCCATTCTATACGGTACGTCTCGTTAATACGAGTATTATAACGGACCGTAATTTCTGCCTTCTTTACGCTGGTAAGCTTGTTAGCTTCGTCGCCTTCCTTACCAGTCATAAAGTCAATTTTAGCCCAGACTTTAAAGGGCGTATTAGTAAGGGTTTGAACTGCGCTTAATACGCAGCTCGAACCCTCAAAGGTTCCCGAGTCATTCGCTACCCTAGTTTCGAAATTAGAGACTAAAGGAGCCTCCCCCCAGTATATAAAAGCCTCGCCGTAGCTATTCTTTTCGGGATACGGGGTAATAAAAGTTATTCGACGGTCTAAGGCTCCGGGGTCTAGCATCTTAGTAATAAGTAAAGACGCGGTAAGGGTTCATAAGGTACTCGGCAGCTGTAGGCAGTCTTTTAACGCTGTCTATACGCTTTTCGTACATTTCACCTATAAGAAGTAACATAGCCTGCTTAATCGCCGCCGGAACGTCGCTAGCGGTGCTATATCCTACTACGTAACGAACTACCACAGCGTTAACGGTATCCTTAGTAGCATACCAGCCAGCCGTACTAATAATACGCCCGGGCTCGCTAATTAGGTCCGTGTTATACTTGTCGTTAGTTATCGTTATCTCGTCTCCTAGGGTATCCACATATTTAACGCTAGTTATACTCTGGATAGGTCCCCGGGATAAATAAATAATATCGCTGTCCTTAATCGTGTACTCTGGGAAGATGTCGTAAAACTCTTCTATAGTAGTAGTCATTAAGATTTGACGCGTATACTTCTCTGCCATTTCTCGCGCCGCGGAAATAAGCACAGCTAAAAGCGTATCCTCGTCGTCCGAGTCTACCCGTAAGAAGCTCTTTACTTCGGATACCGTTAGCGGTTCCGCTACAGCTGGAGTAATAACAGAAATAGCCATATTTATTTAGCTCGCTTTTCTTTTGGTCCACGTACCGCGCGCTCTGCGCCTGCTTCTTTCTTCTCGGGCAAAGCCTCGCAGAAATTAGCGGCTAGAAACTCGGTAGCTCTCTGCGCGGGCAGTTCCACTACCTCACCCTCGAGGTAGTGGAAGTCTGCACCTGCGACAGAGGTTAAAAATTTAACCTTCATACGTGTTTAGGCTTGTACTAAGTGCTTAATAGCTGCACTTTGCAAAATGTCGCCGTCCATACGCTTATAGGCGATATATCCAAAACAGAGCTCATCTGCGAAGCGCTCCGACAAACGCAAGAACTGAAGACCGCCGTTAACGCGTACTGCGTACTGGTTGAAGTCTCCGAAGAGTACGGTTTTGTTTCCGGTAGCGATAGCGGCCATATCGTTATTTACGTATACGGGCTTACCGAAAAGCATATCATTCTCGCCGATTCCCATACCGGGGGTAAAAATTGGGAAGTCATTAGCAGAGCCAATACCCAATTTACGAACAGCAGCCAGGGTGCTTTGGTTCATCATAAAGCCAGCAGTAGCAGCGTTAGCGTAAGCAGCGTCTACAGAGTACATAAGGTCCA